GTCAGGGGCAAATCGGCCAGTTTCGGCCCCCTCCCCCCGCGCCACCATGCACCCCCGGTGCAATAATATTTGGTGTGGTTTCATTGAACATCGACGCTAACCCCTGTTTTTTGCCCGTAGATAAGATTTGGTATCGAGCTGGTAGGGTGCAGCCTTCGTACCCCTGTTTGCTGTCAGGCGGGCCTGTGCGGGCGCAGTAGCGGGCATGTTCCAGGGATGGGCAGGGTCGAGCGGCCACCCATCAGGGGTACTGCCACCAGCCAGCACGTCGCCTGCCTTGCGCTCATGGTGCTGCTTGGCCTGGCCATGGCACTGACTGCACAGGGTTTGCAGATTGGCAGGATCAAGCGCCAGGTCAGGGCGCACCGAGCGTGGGGTGACGTGGTCGACGGTCATGCCCTTTGGCCCCTTGGCATGGCACATGACGCAGTGTGGATGGCGCTTCAGGTGCCTTGCCCTCGCAATGGCCCATGCCCTGCTGATGAGGAAAGCGCGACCCGCACCGACTGGTAGCCTCATGGTCATGCCTCGCCCTTCCGCAAAAGCTTCAGCCGGCTATCCATGGCCAGGCGTGCCAGGCGTTCTTTGCTGGTTTCGGCCCGGCGTGCGCGCGGCCCGGAACCCCCGTTCAGTGCAGGGTCGCGCGCGGCATCAGTAAGATTCTCTGATTCTGAATCATGATTAATGTGACTGTGACTGTGATTGCTATGCTCGACTATTGCTTGGTCTATGCTTGCTCTATGACCCCAGCGTGTAGCTGCACCGTTTTTGCCGCGCTTGATGGCTGCGTCTTTTCTGTCAAATGCCTCAGATAGTTCGCGCTCGATCCTCTCGTGATACCAGCGCCCGTTTTCGATCTTGAAGAAGGCCGAAAGAGTCGGTTTTAGGCGTGCCCACACTACCCCCTGCGCGCGCACGATTTTAGAGAGGCGCGCGTCGTCATCCGGCAGAGCTTTTCCCGTCACCCAATAGTGCGCGATCAGCAGCAGATAGGCGCCGTGCTGGCCCGTCGTCAGATGGCCGGTGTCGCGCAGATAGTCGCCCCAATACATCGGCATCCAGGCGGTCGGCTTGGCCATGAGGTCGCCCCTCTAGGCTTTGCGCCGCGTGCCCTTGCTTGGCGGATCGCCAAAGACGTCCGGCCGCAGCTCGTAGCGCGTGACCTTGCCGCCGGTGACCCGTTCGATGGCAAGGCACATATCGGCGGGAACCTTCTTGTCGCGGTGCAGCCATTTGCCGACGTGGCCTTGCTGCTTGCCGAGGAGCGCGGCGAGCCTGCCCTGGGTGCCGATTTCGCAAATTGCTTTTTGAAGTGCCTCGATGCTCATGCTGCACTTATACCGTTAGGTATTGCCGCGCTCAATACCCTAGTGTATTGCAGGACGAAATATCATGCGCCAATGGCGACTTTGGGCGACCGGGTTAAGCAGAAAAGGATCAGCCTGGGTTGGTCACAGGCCGAGCTGGCGGCCCGCGTGTCAAAAATCCTGCGCCGCAAGGTTAGCCAGGTCGCCATCCACCACATCGAAAGCCGCGGCAATGTCAGCCCGCGTTTCGTCGTTGAATTGGCGCACGTCCTGGGCGTCAGCCTGTCCTGGCTACAGCACGGCCGCGAGGATCAGCCGCCGGCGGCCGGAAAAGACGCGCCGGCCGGGTTCATAGGCCATTCAAGCGAGCCGTCACAGGCGTTGCTCGACATGCTTATGGAACAAATCTATCAGATGCCCGAAGGTTCAGCCGAGGAGAAAGCCGTGCTGACCATTATGCGACACTTGAAGAAGCAGCCGAAGCCCTGAAGGTTTCGACAATACCTAGTTGTATTGACGCTCGATCTGGACGATACCTAGTGGTATTGACTCATATATAACGATTGGTATTGTAGTTCCAGGCTGGTCACGCCGCCGCGGGAATTGTCCCAGAGCGAAGCGCAGCCCTGGAGACCTGTCATGACGTTTACACCGCACTTCAAGCTCGACCTGACGACCGCCTCATCGCAGGCGTTCAACAACCTCCTCGAGGAGTTCGAGGCCTGGCGGGCCGAGCAGCCGCCGCGGCCGCTGAACCTCACCAACGGCTGGACGACGATCGATCAGGAGGCCGCCGAAGGCCTGCTGCTGCGCAGTCCGATCGGCGGCAACCGCAAGCCGGCCCTGCCGACCATCAAGTACTACGCCCGCCAGATGCTCGCTGGCGAGTGGAAGAAGACCGGACAGCCGGTCCTGGTCAATGCAAGCGGCAAGGTGGAAGACGCCAGCCATCGCCTGTGGGCGTCATACCTCTCGGGCGCGTCGTTCCCGACCTACGTCATCACCGACGTTCCCGACGATCCGACGCTGTTCGCCTACATCGACAACGGCAGGGCGCGGTCGGCCGCGGATGCCCTGTCGACCGCCGGTCTGAACGGCGTGGCCAAGCAGATGTCGGCCGTCGTCTCGATGGCGCTGCAGTACGAGCACAACTGCTTCACCGCGACGACCAAGAAGCCGATGGACAAGCTCCCGCCCATCAAGTTCGTGGAGTACGTCCAGACGCATCCCAACCTCAAGCTCGGCACCCGCCTGATGAACGGCGAGTACCAGGCGGCAGCCACGGTCATCGGGCACAAGGATGTGGCTGGCTTCGCGGCCTACCAGATCATCGAGCTGCACGGTGAGGATGTCCTCGACTCGTTCGCCAACGAGCTCGGCACGATCGTTGACGATCCGGCCGAGGGCGATCCGCTCGAGGCGCTGCGCAAGGTGATGGCGGACGATGAGCGCTCGCTCACGCCGATGAAGAAGCACCAGGTGCTGGGCCACGTCATCAAGGCCTTCAACGCCTGGCTGCGTCACGAGTCGGTCAAGCGCATCCAGCTCCGCGTCAACGAGGTCTTTCCGCACTTCGTGAGGCCGGCGCCGCTGCAGCAGGCGGCGGAGTAGATCCGTCGAGGGGACGAACCTGTGGGGGCGCTCGGCTTTGGGGCGCCCCCATCTTTCTCGGAGGGATGTGACGATGACGAACGAAATGCCGGTGCCGACACACAGCACCAACCAGGCCGATCCGCTGGCCGAGCGCTGGCGCGCCGCCTATGACAGGGCCGCCAACGCCCAGAAGCGATCCGAGGGCGCCCGTGAGGAATGGATAGATGCGACGCTCGAACTCGGCGAGGTCGTTCTGCAGGCCCGCAGGCAGTACCCGGACAATAATGCATTCGGCGGCTGGCTCGTGCGAAACGGCCTGCGGATCTTGTCTGCAAATGAGGTCATGGCCCTGATGGGCTTCGCCCGCGACCCTGAGGCGGGGCGCAAGCTTCTCCAGGCAAGCAGGGGGTGGGCTTGGCGCACCGTCTGGGAAAACAAGCAGACCCGCGAGCGGCGGCCTCTTACCGAAACGGGGAAGAGGCCACCAGCGCCCCATTCACGTAGATCCGGCTCCGCCAGGGCCAAGCGAGCCCAGCGCATCCCCGACGTCATGCAGGACCAGCCGCCCCGCCCGCAGCCGGCGGCGGTGAGGATCAAGGGCCTGACCCGCGAGGAGGTCGACCCCGACTTCAAGGGAAACGCGATCGAGTTCTCCGCCAAGTACGGCCCCGTCAACATCCACACCAAGGACGAGCTCGAGCGCAGCAAGCGGCAGGATGCGCTGCAGAAGTGGCTGGGTGCCGCGACAAGCTTGGGGGCTCTCGCCCGACCCGATCCGGCAACCCTGGCGGAATGGGCGGCCAAGCCCGGCAGGGCCGCCAGGGTGAGCGATTTGCAGGCCGCACTCAGGCAAGCGGCAGATCTGCTGGAGACGGTTTGTCCGAAGCCCAGGGAGCAAATTGCCCCGGTAGAGATTTGCTCTCCGCCGAATGTCCAGAGCGTCATCCCGCCATGCCCATCGTAAAAATCCTGACTGTGGCCGCCGTCGCGCTGGCGCTGACCGCCTGCGGTGATCCCGAGCGCGCCCAGGCGATTGGCGCCAGTTTTAACAAAGGCTTTTCCAACGGCCTGCGTTACCCGTCGTCGTCCACGACTCGTTGCACGACGATCAGCCGCAAGGGTTTTTCTGAAACAACCTGTCATCGCCGGTGAACCAATGACCCCCCGCCTCAAAGTGAACGATACCGTCATTCACCGCATCTACGGCCGCGCAGTGCTCCAGGGTTACTACTTCAACCCAGGAGACCAGCCGCAGGCCCGGATACGGGTTTTCGGTGAGCGCGCGCCGCGCCGCGTCTGGCTGCACGATCTGGAAAAGGAGCCGTCGCCGCTGGCGAGGCCTGAACTGTACGTCGTGACATGAACCTGCCCGTGCGCGCGCTTCTGCTCGGCGCGGTGGCGTGGCTGGTGCTGGTCGCCGTCATCTTCTGCGCTTTGCGGGCCTTTGCGGCCGACTATGAGATCATGGCCGAGCGGCCCGGCGCCGAGCTGCGCGTCGACGAGCCGAACGTGCGGCGGATGGGCGGGACCTTCCCGAGCCGCGTCGATTGCCTGGAGGCAATCAGCCTGTCGCGCGCCGAGGCTGGATGGCGCCTGCGGTGCCGGCCCGTCCAGCGCGCGCCCGTGCCCTTGCTGAAAGCCGACAAGTGACCGCGCCCGTTCCCATCTGGCCGCCGACGCCTGGCTATTACCGGATGCGCCTGGTCAGGCACGGCCCGCGCGTCGCGGTGCATATCTGGTTTGGCCAGCCGGTGATGGACGGCGAAACGCTCGACCGCAGCCCGCGCTGGTGCGTCGCCATCGACGGCCGCACGACCGACGACGCCGGCGAGCTGTTTCACGTGGAACAGGCCTGGCCATACTGCGCAAAAGAGCCGATTCCGGCCGGCGTCTATCACTACATGGTGGCGCACGCCGGCTGGGCGCGCTTGCATGATGCCGAGCACCCCAAGGCACGGCCGCGCCGGCCGATTGATTTCCACAAGCTGCCGTTGAGGTTCTGAAATGGACGTGATCCCGCCGACGATTGGCCACAACAGGCCGCCGGATGCGGTCGAGCTGTTGCGCTCGCACCTGGTCGACACGCACACCGCGCTGATGGAACGCGCCGACGAGCTTTTAGGCCTGGCCGAGCGCTTGCCGCCGGTCGAGCAAATGAACGACGACTGGGCAGACAAGATTGCCGAGGCCGTCAAGAGCTGTACCAAGTTCATCAAGCACGCCGAGGCCGCGAGGCTCGCCGCCAACGATCCGCACCGCCAGTTGATTGCGGCCTGCGATGCTTTCTTCAAGAGCATGAGCGAGCCGATTCGGGTTCTGAAAACCCGCATGGAGGCACGCCACCTCACGCCCTGGCAGAAGAAGAAAGCCGCCGACGAGCTGCACCGCCGGATGGCCGCCGCCGCCGAGGCGCACCGGATAGCCGAGGAAGAACGCGCACGCGCACGCGCCGAGGCCGAGGCGCTGGCCGAGCTGAAGCGCGCCGAGGCCGCGGCCAGGCAAGCCGACGATGCCGCCGAGCTGGAGCGCGTGGCCGCCGAGCGCGCCGAGCAGGAAAAGCAGGCCGCCGCTGCACGCGAGCGCGCCAGGGTCGCCGCCCAGGAACGCAACGTCACCGAGCGCGCCGCCCAGGCAAACGCCGCCGACCTGTCGCGCTCGCGCTCCGATCTTGGCGCACTGGCCAGCCTGCGAACGACCTACGGATATCACATCGTCAATCCCGACAGGATTCCGCGGGCCTACCTGTCGGTGAACGAACCGGCGATCCGCGCCGCCATCCGCGCCGCCACCAGGGACGGCGTTTGCCAGCTCGATATTCCAGGCGTCGATATTTTTCCGATAACCAATACCGTGGTGCGATGATGGCTGAAGTAACCCCGCTGCCCGTTCCCAAGCCGCCGCTGGTCGCCGGCAACAGCGTGTTGGCAATCGTGCCCAAGGATTTCGAGTCGGCCTATCGGCTGGCCAACGTCGTGTTTACCGCCGGCATGGCGCCCAGGAGCCTCGACAGCGTCGAGAAATGCACGGTCGCAATCATGCACGGCCTCGAGCTGGGCTTGACGCCCATGGCCGCCCTCCAATCCATCGCCATCATCAACGGCCAGCCGGCGTTGTTTGGCGATGGCCTGATGGCCCTGGTCCGCGGCAGCGGGTTGCTGGAGGACATGACCGAGACTTGCGAGCACGACGCCAACGGCCCGACCATCGCCGTCTGCCAGGTCAAGCGGCGCGATCAGCCGACATGGATAGGCCATTCCTTCACGCGCGCCGAGGCCCAGCGCGCCGGCCTCTGGAAAAAGCAGGGACCATGGACGCAATACCCGCAGCGCATGATGCAAATGAGAGCGCGTAGCTGGGCCTTGCGCGACGCCTTTGCCGACGTGCTGCGCGGCATCAGGTCGGCCGAGGAAATGCTGGACGTTACCGCGGCCGGGTCCAGCTCGACGGCGCCGCCACCGGAACCGCGCCGGGCGGATTTCACCGACGCGGAGGCCGATCCCGCGGCCGACAACAAGGTCGAGGCCAAGCCATGACCGACATTGTGGAGCGGCTACGCGAAATCGACACTGACCAGAAATATCTAATGGAAGATGTGCTGGAAGCCGCGGCCGAAATCGAGCGGCTGCGCGCTTTGGCACACGCCTTGGAGCTTTCACTGCAAGAGATCGGGCGCGTCCTTGGAGCCTACGTCACCACCACGAGCGAACCATGAGCGACCAGAACGGCCGGAGCTGGCTGCACAGGCGAACGCGCCCGCGGCTGGTACGCGAGGACAGGGTGAGCCTTGAAGGCCTCCCCACGGCCGAGGAACTGGCCCAGCAGCCCCACCAGGGCGACGATGCCGACAGGTTTACGCTCTACACGCCGGCCCAGGTCGAGGCCGAATCGAAAGACGTGAAGATTTGCCTTACGTTTGGCGAGCCGATCAGGATACGCGACCAGGCGGAAATGGTCATTGCGGCGATGCGGGCGATTATCGAAAAGACGCGGGCGCACGATCTCGGGTCCATCAGACAAAGAATCGAGTGCCGCGCCGAAGCCGCCTCTTGCGGTCGTGCCCTCAGTCGGTTCAATGGGCGCACGCCGCACGGCGATTCCCGGCGCAAGCGTTGATCTGGAATCCATCGCAGCCTTGGTAGGCCCGGCGTATTTGGCGTAACTATATATTATACGGCAATCGGACAGGCCGCTTCACGCCGGCCCGTTGATTCCAAATCAATATCCGGCCCCGTCCCCGCTTTCCCCGCAATCCACCGCGATTATCGTTCGCGCCCGTTCTCACAACATCTGGCGGGCCGCGCCCTTTCCATAACTCAGTAGATCAGCACCAGCAGCACCGCCTGCAAGAACAGGTGCATTGCCGCCAGCGTCAGCGCCAGGCCCCACGCCGATTGCGGCCGGATCAGCACCAGCACAATCGCCACCGAGAAGCAGACGAAGATCAGCCAGCGCAGCACCGCATTACGCCGCCACTTCGCGAATGACGATGCTCGACACGCAGACGCCGCCGAAAATGCGCCCGCTGGCAACGCCGTTGACCGTCGTGGTGCCAGCCCCGTTGTAGCCCGCGCGAACCTTGAACGTGGTCGAGCTGGTCGTGCCGCTGGTCATGACGTGGCGGAAATTAACGGTCGTGATGTTGTTGGTTCCGGCACTGCCCTGCGCCACGGCCGCCAGCGCGTTCGCCGTGGCGTCCTGGAACAGCGCCGCCATGCACGTCGTCGCCGTGCCGCTTGAACTCAGGCTGATGACGACCTCTACCACCAGCTTGCTGGTCGCGCTCCTGGGCGTGATGGTCACTTGCAAATACTGGTCGCCCTGGCCGCTCGTCGGGATGCTGTCAGTCGCCGACACGCTCGTCGTGCCGGTCGCCACCGCGCCGCTTTGAAACGACGCCATCTGGATTTGTGCCCCGGCCGCACCGACAGCCGTTTTGACAAAGGCCGTCGTGGCAACAGTCGTGTCATTGCTGGTGGGCGCAATCGCCGTGCTCATCGTCGCCGTCGTACCGGCGAGCGCCCCGGTCATGGTGTCGCCGGCCTTGTTGACCGGCACAAAGCCCAGGCCCGCGATCACCTGGTCGTAGCCCAACGTCTGCGGCACGCGCTGCCAGCTCACGCCGTTGAACACGACGGTATCACCGACTGCCCAGGTCGATATGCCGTCGAGCGTCGTCGTGCCGGCAACACTCACGATGTAGAAATCGCCGCGCGCGGGCGTCGGCACACCCATGCCGCCGCTGGCCAGCGCCGGCGTGTTGGTCGCGGCGTTCCACGACCCCTTGATGGTAAGCCCGCTGATAACGCCGCCGATCTGCTGCTGTACCCAATGCGTGGTGGCCACACTGGTATCGTCGTCGGAGCCGCTGACCGGGTTGGCCGCCGTCGCGTTGGCGCCCAGGTTGGCGGCGCCCGTCACCGACAGTTCCGGCACGATCAATGGCCCGGTCATGGTGTCGCCGGCCTTCAGCACATAGGCAAATATCCCCGGATCGAAGAACGGCAACTGGCTGTAGCGCGAGACGCCGTCGCCCAGCTTCATACGGCCCGAGCCGCCGCTGGTTTCAAGGGCGAATTCGCCCATGCCGATAATCAGGTCGTTTGCCGCCCACTCGGCCGGCGAGCCGATCAGTTGCCTCATGCGGTAGAATTGGTCGGCCATGGTCGGGCCTCCTTATGCGCTGGTCGTCAGGTTGGCCCACGTCGTCGAACCACTGGTGTTGACATAGAGCCGGGTGGTCGTCGTGGTCGCTGCGGTGTTGCTGTAGAGCGAACCCTTTGCCGCCGCGAACGTCGGCGCGCCGGTGCCGTAGTAAATGCCGAGGTCGGCCGTGCTCGATGCCTTGACGAAGGCCTGCGTTGCCGCGCCTGCGCCGACCGCCGTGGCAGAGAGTGCTTTGACAGCACCGGAAAACGTCGCCGTCGTGCCGGTCAGCGGGACCGACAGCACGGCGCCGCTAGAGGCAAATGCGGCAAATGTCGGTGTGCCGCCGGCACCCTGAAAAGTATGGACCGGGCAATGGTGGTAAATGTTATCCGCGCTGACATGCAAACCGCCGACGCCATTGACCGGATCGCCGATCCCGGTGAAGCCAGCGAAATACTGCTTCACCACAGGCACATTGTTGAATTGGTATTCCGTCGCGGAAACATCAGCCGAGAACGTCGCCGTCGTGCCGGTCAGTGCGCCACTAAGAGCGACGCTAGGACTGATAATCGCCAGCGCACCGACAGAGTTGATTTGTGAGTCCGTGCCGTCAGTCAGCAGGCGCAAATCAAAATCATCCGACGATGGTGATTTTAGATCAATCAGCGCGCCGGTTGTTCCGCTGATCTCCAGGTCTGCAATTCCTGTCGATGCAATTTCGACCAGACCCGAGAACGTCGCCGTCGTGCCGGTCAGCGCACCGGTCAGCGTTCCGCCGGCGAGCGGCAGAAAGTCGGTGCCAATCGTCGCCGCCACCTGGGCAACGGTGATTCGGTGGCTGACACCGGCCTGGTTGGCCTCGAGCTGGTCGGTCGGAAAGACGGCGCCGGCCGGCGGCAATTCGGAAATCTTTGGCATTCTGCCCTCCTACTCGATGAACCGAATCTGGTCGGCCTCGGTCAGCCGCTCGTCGCCGGTCAGAACGTAGGGCGGCACGATGGCGGCCGGATATGCCGGCGAGCCGGCAATTGCCCAATCGGGCGACGGCGCGGCCGGCGTGCCGCCGATCATCCAGTCGGGCGACGGCTCATCCGGCGTGCCGGCAACAATCCAGTTGTTGGTCGGCGTCGTCGGCCCCCCGGTCGGCTGCACCGGGTTAAGCTCGGCCGGCACCTTGACGCGCACCCAGCCGTAAACCGGGTTGTCCATCTCGAGGTCGCCAATGAAGCGCAGGCTGTGCGGCGAGGAAATCTCGCCCAGCTTGCCGGCGTACATGCTTTCGATCTTCTTCATGGTGAAAAAGTCATAGGCGTTGACGTTGACCCACTCCTGCCAGTCGCCCAGCTCGGGAATGGTCATCACGAATTCCAGCTGGAGCTGCGTCGGCATGGTGCGATAGAGCCGGCGCTGGCGGGCCGCGCCCGATTCCATCGGCGTGCGGAGCAGGCCCATGTCGACGCTGATGCGATACGGCATGATCTGCGCGCAGCGGAATTCGTCGGGATAGATGACCGTCATATCGGCACCGGATTGACCAGAAAAGCCAGGGTCGAATCGTAAACCGCAGGGTCATAGATCACGCCGGACACCGACACGATGGCGCCGCCCTTGTGCGCCAATACGGTCAGCGTGAAATCCTTGACCACGCGCTCTCCGTCGCCCCAGGTGAAATGCGTGCGCTCCTGGGTGCCCAGCGTGCGCCAGTCCTGGCCGAACGCCCACGGGTTCGCGCTGAGTATCACCCAGTCCGCGGTGCTGCCTTGCGTGACCTGGACGAGGTCGGAGGCACCGCCGAATTCGTCGCGGAACATCATGTAATGCGGACCGGGCACCTCGTCCCACGGCAGGCCGCGGTCGAGCTGTACCGTGATGCCGTCGTTATGGACGCTGGCGACCTGGCCGCTCACGCCCCAGCGCGGCAGGGTATGGGCTACGGCAATGCGCTCGCCGGGATACGGGATGAGGCCTTCCATCTCGGTGTCGAAGTTGACCAGCCGGCGCAGCCGTTGCCGGCGTTGCCATTGCAGCCGCGCGAACTGCGAGGCCTGCACATAGTCCGAACAGCCGAACAGGTGCAGCGACTCGGGGTTCTGACTGCCGACCGGCCAGCGCACATAGGCCGGCGACCAGGTATCAGGGTCGACAAACGCGATCTCGATGCCATCGGGCGCGCCGGTCTGCTCAAAGTGATAGTCGAGCCTGAACGTGCTTTTGACGATGTTCTGTTCGCTGAACATCATCGAGCGCACCGGGCGCGTGCCGTCCTGGACAATCGACATGAGGCCGCCGACCGGCATCGGCGCCGCCGCGACGCCCTGCACCGATTGCGAAAGCGCCTCCCACACCGACGATTTCTGCGTGTAAACGCCGTTAAAGCTGTACTGGCCCGCCCAATAGGCCCGCAGCGCACCCAGGTTGCCCGTGTCGACCTCGGACAGCGGCCGGCGCGCGCCGTAAACCTGGTTGCAATAGATGTCGATGAAAGCGTCGTCGGGCGAGGTCGTCGCCGCGAGCGGCCCGCTCCCCGCCGTGGGCAGTTTGCGCGTGCAGCGGACACGCACCAGGCGCTCGACGCCGGCCGACACCTCCTCGGCCTTGAGCCGCACCATCAACAGCGTCGTGTTGCCATAGGCCGCCGCCGTCGGCGTTTCGTAAATCTCCAGCATGAGCGAGCGCCAGTACCACTCGTTCATTTCCTCGCCGTTTGGATATTGCGTGGTGAGCCGCCGCATCTTGACCAGCCAGGCGCCCGTATAGCCGCAATCAATCGCCAGGGTCAGGCGCAGCGGATCGCGGTTGCCGCCGAACCATGTCTGGCTATGAACCTGCTCGGTGCCGGGAATCGGGTCGCCGTTGATGTCGGCCTGGCGAACGATGACCTGCCATTCCACGCCGGTCGAGGTCACGTCGCCCCACTCTGTCATCTGATAGAAGCCGCGTGGGAATTCGACGCTGTAGTAGATGTAGCGGCCATGCGCCTGGCCGACGCGTCCGACGCGATAGAAGCCCGATTCGTCGTCAATGTTGGTGAACCGCTGCTCGGCCACTTCGAGGCTGACCCACATATTCTCAAAGAATATCGGCGACCAGCCATTGGCCAGCGACACCGCGGCCAGGTTGCCAAAGATGCCGCCATGCGCCGCCGGCGGGACGACAATGTATTGCGCCGCGCCGCCCTCGATGGAGAGCATTTCGGTCTCGCCGATCAGCACCTCATGCACGTCGAATTCGCCTTGCCCGAGGCACATGAGAAGATCGACCCACATGCCGCGCACGCCGTCGAACATATGATAAGGCTGGGCGCAGAGGTCCGGTGTCATCAGCACGCGGCCGTAAACCACCGGCACGGGTTCGCCCAGGCGCGCGAGGTTCTGCCGGCTCCTGACATTGTAGACCGGCGACGGGTTGCCGAGGCCTCCCGGCGTCGCCGCGGCTGGCGCCTGCGGATCAGGAAACAGCAGCGACAGGCCAATCGACACCGCGGCCGAAACGACGGCGGTAACAATGGCCGTAATGACGATCACGCCGATCTCGATGCCGGCCGGCGGCACCGCCAGGAGGGCAACGTCACCCGCCATCAGCGGCCGGTCGAGGTATTCGTCGTCGCCAGCCAACAGCCGCTCGCCGTTGTGGTAGTGCAACACCGGGCCGCCGGCGCCGTGAGGGTAATGCTCCAAAAGCCATTCAATCGGCCGCGAACCGTCCGGCACCTGGAAATATTCCAGATCGTGCCGCGACAGCAGGTTGCGGGTAAATACTAGCGTTGCCATTGCCACCAGCTCGTCGGCGGGTAGCGCGACAGGAAACGCGCAAACGGGTCGTATGTCGTGCCGCCATAGGGCGCGGCACAATGAAGGATACCGCCGCCGACCACGACGCCTACGTGGTGCGGCGAGAAATGGCGAACGACCAGGGCGATGGCGAACGGCTCGGGCGCGTCGATTTCCGTCGCCAGGCCGCCCTCCTTCACCTCGTTCCACGCCTTGCCGAACGCGCGAATCTGCTGGGCGATGCCAAACGGCTCGTCGCGCTGCCAATCCGGCAGCTCGACGCCCAGCCTCTCGCGGTAGACCGCCAGCACCAGGCCCCAGCAGTCCCAGCCGTTGCGGTCGCGGCCGTTCACCATGTACGGCACGCCGACATAGTCGTTAACCCAGCTCAGGTCCCCGGCGTAGCTCACCCGAAGCGCGGCAGCGCCGTACCGCCTCCCAGCACCGTGGCCACGAACCACAGAATCACCAGCAGGAATATTATTGCGCCGACGATCTTTAAAATGTGCATTGGTATCGCGATGCCGAGAACGTCGCGCAGTACCCACACGACCAGGGCCAGGACCAGGCCGATCACCAGGCAATAGATCAGCAGCCAGACAACAGCGGCGAGTAGCGACATGGCAGGCCTCCTTCATCTGTTAAGGCCGGGAAACGTATCGGTGCGATAAAGCTCGGTCGGAAACGGACGGTTGAGCACGTCGGCGCGCGTCGCCGTGCCGACGATGGCGCCGGCGGTGATGGTTATGCTCTGCATGGTCAGCATCATCGGCGGCTCGTTCTGCGGCGGCGTGTTGTGCTGGTCGACATAGAGCCGCAGGGTCGCGGTGATGTTGATGTTAGGGTTGTGCGAAGCCGCCTCGATTGCGTCCATCGCCTCGCGGCCGACGTTGTCGATCTGGATTTCCATATCCTGCTGGCCCTTGCCGTCCGAGGTCGGCTGGCGAACGTAGAACGGCACCGGCAGGAACGGCGTCGGGCTGGTCGAGGCGGCGGTCAGCAGGAATTGCCACATCTGCACGTCGTTGGTCAGGAAGTATCGTTGCGGGAACAGTGGATGCCACAGCTCCAGCGTCTGGATGGAGCGCCGGTCGGACGGCGCGCTGGCGTAGATGCGGCGGAGGTCGGGGGAAATCGGCATCAGCGCCCCCGCCCCAGGCCGTAGGCCGACTCAAGCGAGCGCGAGAACGGATTGCCGCCCCGGATCACGTCCTGACTCAGCATCGAGCGCATCTTCTCGACAATCACCTCGAGGCCGCCGTCGTCGCGCGTGCGGGTCGACACGCCGACGTTGGGCGCGTTGTTGTTGATGGTGACGTTCCATGGCCCACCGCCGGTGCCGGTCGCCCCGGCGCCGCCGGTCACGGCCGCCGGTTCGCCGGCGCGCGTGCTCGGGCCGGCCAGGCTCGCCGCAGCGTTGAACGTCGGGCGCTGCGCCAGCATGAGCGAGCTTTTGCCAAGGTCGGGGTTTGCAGTAAGGCCGCCGATACCGCCGCCCATCAGGCTCCTGATGATTTGCGTCGCGGCAAATTCAGCGACCAGCTTGGCGATGTCGGAGATGATTGATTTCACCATTTTGTTGAAGGCCTCGGCCGCCGTCATGCTGCCGTTTATCATGTCGCTGAAGAATTCGCCGATGCCGCTGCCGACTGCCTTCGCCGCCGCCTCCTCGAGCGCCTCCAGTTGTTTCTGGAAGTCGGTTTTTCCGTCGCCGGTTTTCTTTTTCAGTTCGTCGTCGGCCTCCTTGATGAGCTTAAGCCAATGCTCGATTTCGATGGTCCCGTCGCGGTAAGCCTTGTTGATGTTGTCGACGGCGAGCTTGTGGGCAAAGAACGGGTCGACGCTTGCCTTGAGCGCGTCGCCCTGCGCGGTCAGTTCCTTTTGCGCCGCCGCCACGGCCTTCTCGAAAATGCCCTGGGTGATGGCGCCCTTGCCCAACAACTCATCGTATTCGCGGAGCTTCTGGTTGTAGGCCTCTTGCGAGTCGACGGCCGCGGCCAGCGCCTCGCCGCGCTTCTTCAGCGCCTCGGCCTCCTTCTCGGCGTCGCTCTTTCCCTTGCTGCCGCCGCCGCCGCCTGCTGGTGGCTTGAGCGGCGTCGACTGCGGTTTGGCGGCGCCGCGCGACTGGATGCCCGCCGCGGCGGAGAATTGTTCCGCCAGCGGTATCAGGCCGACCAGCCGTTGCTGGTATTCATCGAGCGCGGCGCGGGCCAGGCGCGAGGCGCTTTCCGAATCGCGCCACGCATTGCCCAGCGCCGACCAGTTGCCGGACAGCAGGTTATAGGCTTCGACGCCGGCCGCCGCGAGCGAGCGGGCGATCACCTCGGCCGTGAACGCCACGTCGGAGAAAATGACGAGCACTGCTTCCATCAACAGCCGCAGCGCCTTGGCCCCCAACGCGATGGCAGAAAACTGGTTGTTGGAGCTTTCCAGCTCGGCCGTCCATCGCTTCAGGTTGGTGGCGATGAAATCCGTCGACGTGACCAGGGTTTGCGTGATGCCGGCTGACTTGTCGAACGCCGCGGCCGCAAGGTCGGCTTGGGCGTTCAGGCGGTTCGTCGCCTGCTCGAAACTCTGCGGCAGCTTGGCGAACGCCGCCGCGGCCTTGTCGCTCGCGGCAATCAGCGCGTTGGCGACAACGTCGCTGGTCAGCTTGCCATCCTCGCCCAATTGCTTGAGCTGGCCGCTGGTGACGCCGATTGCGCTGGCGATGGCCTCGGCCACCAGCGGCGCATTCTCGCGAATAGATTTCAGCTCGTCGCCGCCCAGCTTGCCAGAGGCGAGCGCCTGGCCGAGCTGTTGCAGCGCCGCCGCCGTCTCGGCCGCGCTCGACCCGCCGACCTTGCCCAACTGGATAAAAGTCTCGGCAACCTTTTCAATCTGGGCATTGCTGGCGCCCATGCTGCCCATGGCAATCGTGAGCCGCTGCATAGACGCGCCCACGGCGTCGAGCGGCGCGCCGGTGCGCTCGACCACGCCAAAGACGCGGCCCATCATGTCGCCCGCCCGGCCGGCGTCGCCCAGCAGAGCGTTGAAGCTGCCTTGCAGGTTCTTGAGCGCGTCGGAGGCCTTGACGATGGACTCGACGCCCTTCATTGCCGCGAACGCTGCGCCCACGGCAGCCGCCGCCTGCGCCATTCCCTTCATCGAATTTTGTAGGCCGGCGAATGTGTTTTGCGCCCGCTTGCTCGCCGCCTCGGCCTTGGCCAATGCGCGGGCGGCCTGGTCCATGCCCTTCTGGAATTGCTCTTGCTGTAGCTCCAGCGAGACGACGAGCGAACCCATCTTTGCCATTAGCGCCCGCCTTTCGAGCGGCCGTAGGCCTTGCCGGCCTCGTAGGCGATGGCCTTGAGTGTCTCGACCACGAGGATATCGGCAATGCGTGCGTTGTTGGCGGCCACCGCCTTGGCCCAGAACGGCCGCATCGGTGGCGAGCCGGCATAGTTGCCGCCGCCGTGCCGCCGCTGGTAGGGCTTACGTCCGATTTCCAGCACGTTGTAGTAATGCCGCGTCCGCTTCTCGCCGGGCACCTCCTTGAGCGCGACCCACGCCTTGCCCTTGTACTGTTGGCGCTTGCCTACCACGCTGCGGATGGCCTGGCGCAGCCGGTTGGTGCGCTTGTAGCCCGTGGCAACCTTGGCGTAGGCCGCCTGGCGCAGCGCGGTTCGCAATTTGGCCGAGGCCTTGCGAACGCCGGTTTGCGCGGCGCGCTCCTGCACCGCCGCGGGAAACTTCTTCAGCTCGGCCCGAAGCGCCGCCAGTCCCTTGATTTCGAGCTTTGCCATCAGCGCCCCCGCAGCGCCATGGCGACGCCGGCCGGACCCATCGCCCCCAGCTCGGGCAACTCGTCGGGCGGTGTCGGGCGCGGCGTGTTGGCCTCGCGCGCCTTGGCCTTGGCGTAGGACTGCCAGGAAAGGAATTCAGCCAGCGTCATGGTCGCGCGTAACTCCCCTACAGTTCGCCCCAGCAACTCCGCCAGGCTGTGTTGCGCCAGACGCCAGGAGCGCCTTAGCCTTTTGGGTCCGCCGCGCCCTGCCCGCCGTCGCCGGTGTCGTCGGCGTCCTGCATGAATCCTTCCATGCCGTTGGCGCGCATCACGGCCGGCACCAGCTTCTGCGCCAGCGACACCGGCAGCCGCGCCACGTTGGATTCGCCCATCGGCCGACCGTTGACGTAGACACTGTGCGACAACAGATAGCGTTGCAGATCGGCGCCCTTCAGTTCGCCGGAATAGAGCCGGTCGGCCTGGGCCAGCAGCAGCGGCCGGATTTCCACAAACTTGCCGGCCGTGATTTCAAACGGCGTCGGCTCGAAAGTGCCGGCCAGCAGCGCGTCGAATTCCTCCGGCGTGACCGGCGCGTCGAGCACCGCCGGCTGGAATGGCGGCGCGTGTCCGTTGGCTTCTGCCATGGGCTTTCCTTCCTAGAAACGGTGAACGGGTTTGGAACCGCACGTCATCGTCGCGCTGAAGCCTTGCACCCCGTCCACTGGGAGGTCCCACGTCACCATCGACACGACGGCCGGCGCAACGATGTCGCCCTGGGCGAACGGCAGGACGATGTCGAACGGCCGCTCCGCCCCGTCTTGTTCTGCTTTCAGCAGCGCGGGATAGGCGGGATCGGCAATGTTGATGTTGCCGCCAAACTCAATCGTCGTCGGCGGAATGATGGGCGACGTTATCGCCAGCGACGGGTCGCAGTAGGTGCCGGCCTGGATGGCCGCCGGCGCGTCGCTGTTGAACGTGATGGTCTTGGCCAGGCACGACAAATCGAACATGGCGGTCTGCGCGTAAAGCTGGAGCGCCGGCGTCGCGGCCAGTGTGCCGGTCGACAGCGTCGTGTCCGAACCGACCAGCAGGAAATTGGTCACGGTCGGCGTGCCGACTGTAAACCACTTGCCGTCAATCTCGGGAAAGCCCGATGTCGAGACGTAGACCATGTCGCCCGCTTTCGCGGTATTGGCGACAGTGACCATTGCGGGTTTCGCCTTGCTGATGGCGGTTGGCACCAGCGCAACCGGCGCCGTCGCGCCGCCCAGCCACATCTTGAGGCCCTTGGTCGAGTAGGCTTTTGCCGGCATGTCACGGCCCTCCTGTTATGTATCGGTAAGTCAGCGGCGTATTCAGTCTGTACCAGCGGTCCGCCGTCCCCGCTGAATGCTCGGCCGTGCCGGATGCGCGCTCCAGAACGAGCTGGCCTTCCGGGTCGACCCGCGCCAGCAGCTCGGCCACGACGGCATCGCTCGCCGCGGCCACGATGGCGTCGCCGGCGTTAGGCTCGCCGCCAACAATCACGTTGAGCGAGCCGGTCTCCTGGACGATGCCGCAGAATGCAATCGGCTCGACCGTGTCGGACTCCCACACGACGGTGAACCAGGCGCTGGAATCGGCCGGCCGGTCGTTGTCGTTGATGGTCGCGACGAACGCGGCGCCCAGCACCTCGTCGCACCAGCCGCGCACCAGGGCGCGCTTATAGGCCTCGCTCATGGCCCCGCCTCGCCGCCGGCACAGGTGCAGCGCCAGCCGTACAGCTCGCCGGCGAACAGCACCGGCACGATGCCGTCGATGGTCAGGGACTCGCCCGCGACCTGGATTCGGTCGAGCACACGCGGCGTGCCGCCAGCGGTATCCATGGCGCGGATCGTCACCTTGCGAACCCCGAAGCCCAGCGCGTTCGCCACTGCCACGTCGGTTTCGCGGCCGACCGCAAAACCGGCGCGCAGCTCGACTGCCACGCCGCCCTGAATCCAGGTCGCCGGCGCCGACAGGAACGCCACGTTGGTTTCCCAGGCGGTGCGGTGAGCGGCGGGCGAGAACATCAGGCACCCCCCACGACGGATTCGGCGCGATAGCGCGACAGCAGGCCGGCCACCTGGGGCGAGACCGTGCCGCCCAGCAGCTCGTCGGCCGTGGTCTCGCCGGCAGCGCCGACGCTGTATTCGACCGTCCCCACGTCCGGCGTCGTGACCCGCCGCACCGTCTGGCCCATGTCGGCGCCGGCGGCCGACAGGGTCGACGGGTAGAGCTGCGCGGCAACCATCCATAGCGCCAGCTCAAGGTCGGGCGGCATGGGATCGAAACCGCCGGTATAGGTCGTCGTCACCGAGACGTAATAGCAGCCCGGCGCCACCAGGTGGCCGGTGCGCTTGTCGAGCTTCACCCAGGTCAGCTCCAGCGCCTCGCCGTTCACCGTGATCGCGGTCAGCGATTCGACCGGCCAGGCGCGCAGGCGAATTACGCCATGCACCGGCGCGTCGTCTTGTATCCGCTCGATCAGCTCCAGTTCGCGGTCAAGCCACGTCTCGACGGTCGCCAGCGCCAGGGTCAAGGCACGGGTCGCCTGGTCGTCGGTCGGCGGCGTCGTGCCGCCCAGCCAGGCAATCCATGCGGCGCGCGTGTCGTCTACCCAGCTCACGGCACGGCCTCCAGCGCCATCGGCGCGCGCTTGCCATCCGACCAGACGGCGAACAGCACGCCGGCCTCGGCCTCCAGCTTGACCAGGTTGGCGCCATCGGCGCCGCGCTTGCCGGCCTCGCCCTGCTTGCCAGCTTCGCCTGGTGCCCCCGTCTCGCCTGGCCGACCCCGGCGCCCACGCACCGCAAGCCAGACGAGTCCGCCGCCGGCGGTCTGCAATTGCATCGACCCGTCGCGCGCGACCAGGTCGCCGGCCTCATACTCGGCGCCGTCGATGTGCAGCCCGCGATAGCGGAAGCCGTGCAGGCCCAGGCGGCGCCATGTAACGCCGTCGCCGGGCTCGGCCGCGGTATCGGCCACGGCCTCGAAATACTGACCGTGAAAATGCTGCACGACGACGCCCTGGCGATAGACGCCGACCGCCCATGCCGGCGCGTCGATGCGCCCTTTCAGGCTGGCCACCTCGGCGCGCGAGGCCTCCAGCACCTCGCGCATGGCGTCTAGTTCCATCACCAGCGGTTCAAGGTCGGGCGCCTCGGCCTTCAGCGTCGCCACCTCGCGGCGCAGCGCCTCCAGCTCCAGCACCAGCGGCTCGACGGCCTGTTGCAATTGGTACTCCAGGTCAGGCATGGGCGCGCCTTTCCAATCTGGCGCGCAACAGCGAGGCGGCGCGTGCCGGGTCGAAATCCTTTGCGGTGTTTTCGTTGGACGCCGGCGCCGGGGTAGCGGCCACCGGCGCCGGCGTTGGCGCCGCGTTCTTTTCGGCAATCTTTGCCAGCATGGGCAGCGGCGTCATTTGCGCTTGCATGAACGGCGTGTCGCCGGCGGCCTGCGGGTTGAGGCCTTCCAGCTCGCGCGCTTCGTTGGGCGAGTACAGGCCGCCCTGCACGCCCTTGGTCAGCGCGTCGATGCGGGCGGCGAGGTCGGAGCGTAGCAGCGCGTTGGTGTCCAGCTCGACGTAGTCGGAGCGCGCAAAGCCGAAAGCGCGGTCCATCATGCGCTCGATATTTTCGATCAGGCTTCCCAGCGATACCGCCAGCCAGTGATTGATGAGCTGTTCCACATTGTTGTAGGTCGCGCCCTGGAGCACGCCGATCACTGGCAGCGGCACGCCCATGACGCGGGCGATTTCCTCAATGCTCATGCGCTGCGATTCGATGAGCTGCGAGTCGACGGACGACACCGCGAGCTGCTGGAACTTGAGGCCGTTGCCCAATATCGGCAATTTTCCCTGCGCCATGCCGGCCGATTGTTCCTCAAACGCCGTACGAAGCCTTGTCATCTGGTCGCGTGATAGCGTCTGGTCGGTCGCCAGGATGCCGCTTGGCCGCGCCATGTTCTCAAAGAACGCCGCCTGGCTTGCCGACAATGCCACGTTGATGCCGGTGGCCAGCGCCGCCGCCGCCAGCGCCGTCTCGCCGACCAGCGGGTGACGCGGCGTGTACTGCCTGAAATGGATAACGTCGCGCGCCGGCACCAGCGTATCGGTCAGCCGCGGGTAGAGGCCCTGCGCCGATTCGTTGACCTGGTAGAATATGGCGCCGTCGTCGGCCACGAACGGCGACCACGAACGGCGCGGCACCTGATGCAATTCGATGGGCGCCAGGCGGCCGTCGCGCACGATCAGCGCCATCGCCTCGCCGTCGAATCCCATGCCGGCGATGATATTGAAAAGCCACTGGTCCCAGGTCTGGTAGGAATTGGGATAGCGCAACAAGCGCGCCGCCGGCGAATCCTCGACCACCTCATGCTTGCCGCTGGTGCTGATGCGCTTGTGAACCGGGTAGCATTGCGACGCGGCGCGACTGAAAGACATTACGCACGCGAACGCCGCCGGCACGCCGCGGCCGTCAATCGGGCCGCCGCCCAGGCGCAAGCCGCGCTCGAAACCGTTGCCGAACGGGATTTCAAATAGCCGGCCGCTTTCGATGCTCGACCCATACGCCATGCGCCACGCGCCCTCCGCGACGGCGCGGCGTATCCATTGCGTAATGGCGCCCACGCGCTAGCCCTCGGCCTCGGGTTCGGCCTCGGGTTTGGCCTTGCCGCGTGTCCTCGGCGGCGCCGGCGGCGCATCGAGGCCGGCAATGTAGAGCGGCGAAATCCATTTCAGTTTGTGGGCGCCGACCATCGGGTCCTGCATCCGGCCGGACGCGATGCCGGCGTCGCGCTGCGCCTTGGTCATCTCTACGAATCCGGTGCGCTTGTCGGATTGCAAGCCCTGCACGACCCACGCGACGATCCGGTTAGCCAGCATGGCCATGGCAGCTCCTTGCGAAAAAGAGAGAGGCGCGGCGGGGGAAATAGTCGCCGCGCCCCTCCAGTTACCCCTCTAACCAACTACCAGGCGACGGCCGTAAGCTGCTGGACGGCGCCGTCGCGCAGGTCATCCCACGATACCTCGCGGATCATCCGCAGCGCCGCGCTGTTGGTCTGGTAGAGCGAGCGAACCGGCGCGGCGACGACGGCCGGCGTGCCGGTCGTGCCGATTGGCAGCGGCGTGGTGTTTTCCTCGTGCAGCGTCGCCTCGGTGCTCATCTCGAATTCCGGCGCACCGCCGGCCATAAAGACGGCATCGCCGTCGACCAGCAGCACCTCGGTCGTCGGGAAGAAGTGCGACACCGCGACGGAGTAGCCCTTGAGCGTGCCGCCGGCCGCCGACAGGCCGGGATAGACGGCGCCGCCGGTGGCGAACATGAGCGAGGCCAGCTTGGCCGCGTTGGCCTTGTTCATCACCCACGACGTATTCGGCCCGCCGAGGCGGCGAACGGCGACGAGCTGCGTAACCATCTTTTGCAGATCGCTGTCGATGTCGGCCACGGTCGGCGTCGCCGTCGCAACGCGGGTATCCTGGGCGGCAATGCCGTTGGTCAGGCCGGCCGGTCGGGTCGACGAGCTTGCGGCGTTGCCGAAAACGTAACCGTCCATGATTTCCGCCGTGTCGTCGATCATCGCCTGGCGGATCATTTCCTCGATGGACGGCGTCGAGCGGCGCAACAGCTCGCGGGTGAACGTGCCGATCACGCCCATGCTGTAGGGCAGCAGGGTCTTGCTTCCCGTGGTCAACCGGCCGACGCGAATCGGCGCACCCTCGGCGCGGAACGCCGCGTCGAAATTGTCGGGAAATGCCGCGCGCGCCACGCGGTACGGCACGACAATCGGCGCGCCGTCATCGAATGTCCCACTGCGGAAATTGACCTGGCTTACCGCCGACACGCCCTTGAGCGATTCCATGAACGCGGCGTAGGTCTGATGCACAAGCTCCTGGGCGTAGCCGGGAACATTGGTCATCGCCGGATTCTGCGCCGCACGGGTCAGCAGCTCGCCGCGCAGCACCTCATAGCCGCGCACCGCGTTGCCGCGGTTGAGCGACAGCGTGCAGAGGTCGCGGGTCAGGTCGGAATCGCCATAGCGCTCGCGCATCACCTCCTCGACCGGCTGGCGCGAGAAATAGCTAACCGCGGCCACGACGCCGGCGCGCCAGATATGGTCCGGTTTCACTTCCTCGCGCTTGCGGAGCTGCACGATGGTTGGCGCCACCGGCAACGCGGAATTCATCAGGGCGCGTTCGGCGCGCTGCAAGGTCGCCAGGGTTTCGGAATCGCGAGTGACGGTCGCGGCGAGCTGGTCGGCCTGGGCGCGAACGGTCGTGTTGTCGGCGTCGCCGTCTAGTGACTTCAACAGGGTTTCAAGGTTGGCGCGGTCGGTCGCGCCCTTCTGTGCAATCGTTGCAATCTGGTCGGAAACGGACATGGCTATGGCTTTCGGTAGAGCGCGCGCGCGTTGGCGTTGAGTGCTGCAATCACGCGGGCGCGGGTTGCTTCGTAGCCTTGGCGCTCGCTTTCGGCGCCCTCCATGTCGGCCAGCGGGTCGCGGCGCGTGAACACCTGGGCGCCCCACGGGTCGAACATTCGGACAATTTCGATGGTGGCTTTCTGGTTCATCGGCAGCGTGACGGCCGACAGCTCCAGCCAGCGCCAGGCGGTATAGCGCACGCCGGTCATGGCGCCGCCGCGGTCCAGGATCGGCTCGCCCTTGAGCGGCTGGGCGCCAATCGACAGGCCGCCAACCAGGCCGGCCTTGATCTGTTTCCATGCCTGCTCGACGTAATCGAGGCCGGAATCCCTGGCCAGTTCGGCGCGTACCTGGATGTCCGAATCTGACACCCTGGCCAGCGTAACCTGGCCGATTGGCCGGTCGCGGTCGTGCTGGATCAGGAGCGGCAGCGGCAGCTTGTAGGCGGCGCCCTTTGGTTCGATCACGTCGCCGGCGAGGTCGGGCGCGGCGTGCGAGGCGATGCCTTCCAGCACGCGGGCCTCGTCGTCCACAGCCTTCCAGATTACGGTCGAAACGGCCCGAAACGGCGACAGGCTCGGCATATTGCCCCCACGGCTAGTGCGCCTGGGCGATACCCCTACACCATTCGTGGTGGCTTTGACTAGTTATGGAAAATAAACGGCCGCGATATGCCGGCTCAACGGCAGCGGAATCTTGGCGATCATCGCGCTGGCGGCTTTTCGGGCTTTGCTCTTGCCACCCATCGTTGCCAGGCTGTCCTTGCTGCGCGGCCCGTCGTTGAACCACTGCGTGCCGTTTGGTGCCTTGCGCCCCTGATGCACTGCTGTGTCGTTGAAAGCTCGGGCTACGTATCCCGCCTTATCGGAGCCGGACCAATTCAGCCCCGCCACCTTGGCTCGAGGTTTCGTCGTCGGCATCAGCGCCGGCACGTCGCCCCAGAGATAGAACGACCCGAAATTCCACCGTGCGCGGCCGACCCAAGGCTGCGCGCCGCGCACGTTCTCGACCACCAGCGGGATGCGCCGGCCGGCCGCCTCGCTGGCCTCGCGTTGAATACGAAAGCACGCATCAAACAGCGTGTTATCCGGCGGCGGCAGCGCCTTTGCGCGCTTCCATGGCATCGCCCGGTAGCTGTAGGCCTGGCAGGGCGGCGAGGCGACGATCAGCGCGGCGTTGCGGAACTGCGAACCATGCAGCGTCAGCACGTCCTGAATGACAAGCTGCGCCGGGTAGCGGTGGTCGCCGTACTCGTGCCGCTCGATGTCGAAGCCGACCACGTCATAGCCCTCGGCCAGCAGCCCCTCGGTCCAGCCGCCCAGCCCGCAAAACAGGTCGATGGCGAGAGGCTTCATCCTATCCATGCCCGCTCGTCGAACGTCTGCGCCGCGCCGTCATAGACGCAGAAGGCCGCCATCACGGCCGCCACCAACGGGTCGATCCGCAGCCGGCCCTTTTCCTTGTTCAACATCCGGTTGCCGGCCGGGTCGAGCTTCACGACGGCATTGGACGCCGCCATGGTCAGCAGCGGATGGCCGCCATGGCGCAGTCGCTTTTGCAGCAGCAGCGCCTCGAAGGCCTCCAGCTTTGGCGACATGCCGGAATAGGTCTGCGGCACCGCCTCCCAGGTGGCCGAGCCGCCGAAACCCACGTCGACCGCGCTCCTTTGGAAATCCTTGATCCTCCACCTGTCGAACGCCACGACGCCCGGCTCGATGCCCAGCGCCTCCAGCTCGCGCACCAGGTAGCCGGCGACGTAGTCGTATTCGATCACGCTGCCGGGCACCGGAATCAGGTAGCCATCCCTTGCCCACTGTTCATAGGGCGCACGGTCGCGTCGTGATCGCTCGCCCAGCGAGTCCAGCGGCGTGAATACGAACGGCAACAGGTGGACGGCGCCGCCGTCGTCATCCTCTGCTCGAGCAGCCAGCACCGCCGCCGTCAAGTCACCGCGGGCCGACAGGTCGAGGCCTATGGCCACGCTGTTGGAGCGAAAAACATCGAGGTCAGGCGCGCCGGCATTGTCGCGCCAAAGCGCCGGCGCGATAAAGAGGCTTTCCAAAGCAATTCGTTGATTCAGGAAAAGGTTTCTAAAGCTCGCCTCCTCGCTCGGCAGACGCTTTGCGCGCTCGGCCATCTGCGCGAGGTCGCCGGCGTCCCTGAAGATTCCAAGCGCCGGATTCGCCGCCGCCCACGCCGCCGGATCGTCCAGGGCGCAACCATTGGCGGCGCGGTACTCATGCACGACGATGGACGGGTCGCCGGAGCGCACGGCGTCGTCAATCCATATCGAAAACATCGACTGGTCGCTGCGCGCGCTGGTCGATATGCCGAACAGCAGCGGATGCGAGTAGGCACCTTGCGCCGTCGTGATGGCCTCGACGAACGGCGAGGTCTCGGCGTCGATCTGGCCAATCTCGTCGAGGATGGCGACCACCGGCGACAGGCCATGCGCGGCGCCGGCCTGGGCGCTTAAGGCCCTATACTCGGTATTGAGCGCGAGGCCTTTGATGCGCTTGCTCGATTCGACGATGTGCACCTCGCGCACCAGGCGCGGATTGAGCCGGATCATCTTCACCGCGAGGTCGAACACCAGCGCCGCCTGCGCGCGCGTGAGGCCGCCGCTCACAATCTGCGAATTGCGCGCCGCCACCGGGCCTATCAGATGCGCCAGCACCAGCATGGCGATCAACGTGGTCTTGGCGTTCTTGCGCGCCATCGACAGCAGCGCGCGCCGTGTGCCGTGCGGGTTGTCGTACACGTCGAGGATGAACTTGACCTGGAACGGCGCCAGCTCGACCGGGCGGCCGACATGCTCGCCCTCCGGCACGCGGAGGTAGGTCGTGCAGAAGCGGACAACCTTTTCGCCGCGGGTTTCAGTCGTCATCGCAGCCACCGCATCACCAGCCACGCCGCGAGGCCGGCCACGACGGCCGCAGTCGGCGGAATCCACCATGAACCGCCCAGGGCCGAGTCCATCAGTTCACGACCGCCCCGGCCAGCAGGTCGTCGGCTTTCGGCTCGACCTGTTGCAGCTCTGCGCGGACCTGGGCGTCGTTGGCGATGATCTTGGAATCGGCAATCACGCGACTCAATCCCAGGTGGCGCGATAGCTGGCCAATGGCAGCGTGCAGCCTGTCGGCCAGCGCCGCGTCGCCGCCCTGCCCTTCCATGAGGCGCTGCGATTCGCGCTCCCAGCCCATCAGCGCACGCGCCAACAGGGCGATCCGGCCGGCGTCGGTCGCCTGCCAGCCTTCCGGCGTGCGGTGCCTGGCGATGCCGTCATACCAAACCAGCGCGCGCCGCCGGTCGCGGGTCAATCCAGGCAAATCAACCAGGTCGCGCGGCCACGCCGGATAGCGGGTCGATGCCGCCGCGGTCAGCGCCATTGCCTTGCCGGTCGCGGTCTGACTCTGAGGCTTGCGAGGTCGTCTGGCGGTCATCTGAAATCTCCTGTTTTCGTGTCAAGCGCCAAGATGGTCGGATATTCGGTCAGATGGTCGGATATTCATAAAACGCACGCCGGCCTGCATTTTGTGGCCTGAAGTTTCTGCGATTGG